ATCTCGGGTGATAAGGTCCAATCAGAGGCTTTAATTAATCAATGTGTGCCTTCTGGTACCACAATTAATGAACTTGGTAATGTCGTGGTTGAAGAGGCTAAAAAGTCAGGGATGGAGGTTGGTGAGCTGGTAGAGCTAAGTTCACAAGCTTATCCACGCGGTCGTGTGCTGTTTGGTTCTTTGCATGGGTATATTCAAAAGATTGGTAAAGAGAACAATGTAATTTTTGACTACTCTGATGACGTACTTAGCTCAGTTGATATCGATAAATACTCTATCGAGCCAATGCAGATCCTTACGCCCACAACAGGGCTTGTTGGTATGCCTGAGCTAACCAGTGAAGGCTTAAACATTAAGTGCTTACTTAACCCTAAATTGAAGCGTATGGGTCGTGTACAGGTTGATATGTCAAACTTGATTACCAACCAATACGATATTGAATACGGTGCTCAAGGTAAAGATCAAGTCTATAAGAACCCAAAGACGGCAACCAATGCTGAGGGCATCTTTGTGATACAGGCAATTGAGCACAATGGTGATACACGTGGGGATGAGTGGTACACCACGATGGTGTGCACTGCAGTTGGTGCAGCGGTGCCTAAATCCGGAATTGTTTACTTGGCAGTAGGTGAATAAATGGCATTAACGATTTCAGAGCGCTCGCCTGATTTAGTGCAGATTATTAAAAATGCTATTCAGTCTGAGCTTGCTAACCTTTGGACTGCGCTACCTTGTGAGGTGGTCAGTTATAACAGTGAAGCGGTGACTATTGAAGCCCAACCATTGATTAAGATCCCGATCACGCTTCCTACTGGTGAAATAGAAACGGTTGAACTACCAATGCTATTGGATGTCCCAGTGATGTTTCCATGTGCTGGTGGATTTACTATTACTCACCCTATTAAGGAAGGTGATGAATGCTATGTGTCATTTGCAGATCGAAGCATAGATGTCTGGTGGCAGTCAGGAGGAATTCAAAATCCTTTTGATACTCGAAAACATGATCTATCGGATGGTTTTGCATTCTTTCGACCGCAGTCTCAAGCCAAGAAAATCAGTGATATCTCAACAGAGAATCTCGAGATTCGAAACGATGAGAACACATGCAAGATCCAAATTACTCCAAATGGAATTATCAACTTTCACGGTACCAAGTCTGTCTTTCATCATCCTGTAGAAATGAAAAGCACGCTTACAGTGGATGGCATTATTAAGTCACTTTCTGATGTGCTGGCAAATGCCATTAGCTTGTTTGGCCATAAGCATGGTGGGGTGCAAGCAGGTAGTAGTGATACTCAGGTACCAAAGTAATCATCTAAATCAAATTGAGGGGCGCGAAAGCGTCTTTTTTTATGCGTTATAGAAAGCAAGATTCAAATGACGATTACAGCTTTGGCAATGATTTGAATGACTTTCATATCGATTCTGTTGAGGCGGTTGTTCAGGCAATTGATACCAGACTGAAGTTATGGGTGGGTGAGTGGTTTGCTGATACCAGTGAGGGTACTGGCTGGAGTCAAGCCATTCTAGGAAAGCGTTCCAAGAATTTGTATGAACTCACGCTCCGGCAACGAGTACTTGAAACACAGGGTGTGACAAGTATTGAAGAATTTCAAAGCGCACTTGATCCAAATATTAGAAAACTCACTGTCACCATGACGGTGAATACCGTGTTTGGCCAATCAAATTTATCAGGGGCATATGATTAATGGCACTAACCACAATAGCACCAACAGTAACTAAAAATGGCGCAAGTGCAGCGACATATGATGAGATCCTTGAATGGTTGAAAACTAAATATCGCGCTATCTATGGTGATGATGTTTATCTTGAGGCGGATAGCTTGGATGGGCAATTCTTAGGAATTTTAGCTTTGGAATTTACCAATGTGGGAGCAGCCTGTATCCAGGTTTATAACTCATTCAATACTAAGACAGCACTTTCTGATGCCTTAACTCGTAATGTCAAAATCAATGGAATTCAGCGCGCACTTGCGACTTACTCAACAGTTGATCTGCTTATTACTGGCACACCTGGTACCGCAATTCGTAACGGTGTCGCAGGTGATGTAAGTGGAAATAAGTGGACACTTCCTACATTAATTACTATCCCAAGCGAAGGCACAGTAACGGTGACAGCTACTGCCGTAAATGCGGGGGCATTACTTGCTCAAGCAAATACTGTTACTACGATCGTAACTCCAACACGTGGCTGGATGTCTGTAACGAATCCTAATTCTTCGTCTATGGGACAAGATATTGAAAGCGACTCTAAATTAAGACAGCGTCAAGCGTTATCAACCTCGATTTCTTCTATGTCTCAAACTGAAGGACTGAGAGGAGCAATCTTGGATCTAGAAAATGTTACTCGCTGTAAAACCTTTGAAAATGATGACAATGTTGCTGATGAGAATGGGCTTCCACCACATTCACTATGTGTGATTGTCTCAGGTGGTGATTCTCAAACAATCGCTCAACTGATTGCAACCAAGAAATCTATGGGGTGCGCTTTATATGGCAATACTGATGTGACGGTTGTAAATAGCTATGGTGATGCCAAAGTCATTAGTTTTTATCGACCTGACATTAAGCAGATTAGCTATCACGTCAATCTAACATCGAATACTTCATATAGTGCAGATACTGCTGAAATCATTGCTGAGAGTTTGGCCACGTATACCAACTCTTTGGATATCGGAGACAAGATTACTCAGAACAAACTAATAGGTGTGACCAACCTATATGGTGCTGAGCAGAGTCAAACCTATGAAGTGGATAGTATCTCAATAATTGTGGATGGATCGACTGTAACTGGAGACTATATCTTGCCTTTTGGCTGTGTTGCGTTTTGTGATGCAAGTGATATTGCAATTGAGGTCATCAATGGATAGTAAAACAGTTGAAAGTTATTCCGCTCTTGTAACAAGCCAGCACCGTCAAAAAGAGAAGTTCATTTCTACATTAGAAGCAGTCTCATCCCCCATGATTGACTGCTTTAATTTTTTAGCAGACCTGAATTCGAACTTTGATGTGGACAAAGCAAATGATCCATATCTTGAAACGCTTGCTAGATGGACTGGTACGCCATTAGTTATTCCTGGTGCAGCAATTCTTGAATATTTCGGATTCATTGATCAGGAAAATGCTCTTACTTTTGGTGAGACAAATGATCCTGAGATCGGTGGGTATTTCCGAGAAAGTGGGCAGACAGGTACAGGTGGACTTTTACCAAGTGGAGAGTTCTTAAGACGCTTAATTCAAGCACAGATTCTTAAAAATAAAAGCACGGGATGCCTGCATGAAACCAACGAAATATTAAAGCTTGTTATGAATCACGATAAGTTTAAGGTCATTGATAACAATGATATGACAGTTACTTATAAGAATTTAGCAAGCCTATTCACCAACACTCACAAGATACTGATCGGAATGTTTTTCCCACTCCCTTCAGCCGTTAGTTTAATAATTGAGGATTAAGCATGGCTATTGAAAAGCTAGATGAGTTTGCTAAAGATGGTCAAAAGAACACAGATGGCTTAACTCTAACAGATGGTTTCCCTGTTCTTGTGAAGCCAGCACGTCAATGGTTTAACTATTTATTAAACGCGATAGCTGTAAAGATAAATCAAATTATTGATGCGAAGATAGATTATGACAGTATTGTTGATAATCTTACGACAAACGATGCAACAAAACCTGTATCAGCAAAACAAGCGAAAGTTTTACAAGATAATAAATTAGACAAAACAGCTAATGCGGTAAGTGCTGAAAAACTCAGATTGTCTGGAGATAAACACATTGTTGGTGCAACTGCAGGATGGGTGAAATTTGCTACAGCTACAATTCCACAAAATGGTGAAAGTGTCCGTATTGATTTCACAGGTGGGCAAGGCTTTAATCAATCGACACCTGGACAATGTGGGTTACAAACCGTAGTTCTACGTTCAGGCAATGGAACACCATCAACTGGCATGAATTGCGTTTGGTATGTTGTAGATGGTCTCAATAATTTTCTAAACGTTGGTGTGGTCGCTTTAGGATCAAATAATTATGAGATTTGGATCAATTCTGCGAGCTATACTCGCGTTCAATGGGCAGCTTTCGTCAGTACAAATGCCCAGATTGATATTAATCCACAAGCTGCTCAGACCAGCCAACCAGCGAACTATGTCGAAGCAACCAATTATATTTTCCCACGTATAACCAGTAATGTAGCATCTGCGAGTAAATTACTGACACCACGGACCATTAGTTTTAGTGGAGCTGCCACAGGCTCATTTAGCTTTGATGGTTCGGCCAATGCTTCATGTGTCCTAACC